GGATTTTCTATGTATAGCAACCCACTGTTTAGTAATCATACCGGTTGTTAACCAGAGCCAAAAACGCATAAAGTGTTCTAGTATTGGATGAAACGTGATTCCTTTGTGTGCTTGGCCACGATGTAAGAATAGAGTAACACATACTATAGTGATGTGTGTAACTATTAAAGTGTATAATATTGCGTTCATTAGATATTTATGCCCAATAAAAAAGAGCACCGAAGTGCTCTTTGATTCCTTCCCGTAACACAGACCGTAGTCTGTGCTCTCGAACAAGAAGATTTCGACTTATTGGAATGTCAAGTTCTGAACAGCAATTTCACCAACGTAGTCAGCCGCGTTACCGAAGCTGGATGCAGTGTTAGTCAATTCGATGTAACCATAACGTGTCATGAATGATACGACTGGTTCGAATGTTGACGGATCTAGAACAACACCAGAACTCATCAATGGAATGTATGGGCAATAGAATGCTGCCGCATCAGTCTCAGATGAACCCTTGTATCCAACTAGAACAGGTGTAGTATCAGGAGCATAAGAGTCAACAAAAACTCTCATAGCGCCGTTCAATGTACCAACAAACTTAGTGTTTGTAGGTGCTTCGAATGTACCTTCTGTTGTACGTGCAAACGCAGAAGTAGTTGCAGATTGCAATACTGTCAATGCGGCAGAAGAAACAACAGCCCAGTTACCTGCGCCACGACGTGTACGTTGGGCGATCAAGTTAGCAACACGGTTGATAAGAACAGCTAAGGCAGCGTGTTCGTCACCAACGTAAGTAGCTGTACCAGATACAGTAGCTTGGTTGTATGTATACTCTGTAGATGCTAGAGTACGTAGAGATAACAAGATTTCTTGGTCAATTTCAGCAGTAATTTCTTGTGCTAGAGCGGCCATGATTTCTGCTTCAACGTCAATACCATGTTGAGACTGAGCATCTTGTGCTGCCTCAAATGTCCAACGTGCTTGCAACTTACGTGACTTAGCTTCAACAGCCTGACGCAAGATTTGTACGCTGATTTGCTTACCACCGTTGCCTTCTAAGGCAGCAGTGTCGTTAGCTGTGTAATAGCTTGTTGAAGCATCACCGCTTGGAGTGCGAGAATATGCCTGAGCAATCTTGAACGGTGACAATGCTTCTTCACCAGCTGTAACGCTAGTAGCGGCTGCTGAGTTGTCAGTCAATGACTGAGCATAACGTACACGCAATGTGTGTATCTGACCAACTGGACCAGTCATTGGCTGAACGCCGACTAGTTCGTTAGCAATAACAGTTGGCATAACACGACGGATAACCGGTAGAATAACGCGGTTAAGAGTTGCAATGTTACCTGCAGTTGTAGTACCGGCTGAAGATTCAGCTAGTAACTGTTTTTTGGTGTTTTCTAAGATAACACCCATTGTTGAGCGGCGTGTGCCCTTTAAGCCTTCTAACAGGGCCTCTTTGGTTTCGCCCCAACGGCTTTCTAATAGAACTTTTGACATATTAATATTCTCCTATAGATGTCGTTAATTTATAGCCCTGCCAGACGTTTGATATCAATAACGTTGTCACGTTGACTCATATCAATTTCTTGTTTCTTGGCAGATTTATCACCAGTTACTTCTGTAACAACTCTGGACTCAGCCAATGCTTGCTTTGATGCAGGCTTTGTTGTGCCACCGGAGTTTAGAACTGCTGGTAGATACTTATCGAATGCGACCTTCAATTTTGGTGTCTGGACGCTTTCTAGCAAGTTTTGCATTGTCGTTGCTTTTTCTTCATTAAGAGTACTAAGCAAGTCACCCATCAATTTTTCACGTTGATTAGATTCTTTGATAATGCGAACTTCACGTTCTTTACTTTCGACCAACTTCTTAGCATTAGACATAGCTTGCGCTGCCTCTGCTAACTTTTGATCTTTTTCTTGTAGTTGTGACACTAGCTTGCGAGTTTCTGCTTTCTCATTTAGATGAGTAACAGAGAATTCGCCGGCGAATGCTTCAAACAGTTTGCGACCGAAATTATTTTCTTTTGCAATCTGAATGTCTTCCTTAAGCTGAGATAATTCACCCTTAAGATGTGATGTGACTACTGTGTTCAGTCTCTTAGCAGATTCGGCAACAAAACGTTGCTTCAATGCTTCAAGGTGTGAACGACCTTCGGCAACTAGTTTAACCTTAGCTTCAACAACTGCTTGCTTGTCCTGCGTGAATTCTTTAATTTCACGGGCAAGAGCATGAACAACGAATTGTTCTAGTTTAGCTTGGCTTTCTTTCATTGCTTTGCGATCATTGCGTAATTCTTTAATTTCTTCGGCTAGTTTAGTAACCATGAAATCATTGAACTTAACTGCGCTTTCACGTAGTTTTTGATTTGCACGAACGCGGTCTTCATTCATAGCTTGTCTTTCAGATTGAAATTCTTCAATTTCAGTCTGCAAGCTTTCTGTCATCATCTTATCTAGGGCTTCAACCATCACACTTCTGTCGTGTTCGTAACGGCGTGCAAAATCTTCACGTAATTCTGCACGTACTTGTTCACGGGCTTCAGACAATTTGGATTCCCAGGCTTCGTTTAATTCTTTGCCCACTTCCTCATTGATTAGACCGCTTTCAAGTAATGGTTTGATAGCATCAAACATGCTTATTCCCCTTTATTTGATTTTGAGATCCTTGATAAGGCGTTTTACTTCCTCAGCAAGATATCTCTGTACTTTTTTGTCACCTTGAGCATCCTTTGCAATATTCAACAATTTATGACCATGACGCATATTCATCATGCCTTCATAAATCGCTTTGGGATATGCATTGGGTGCGCTCGGTTGAGCGACAATATCCACAGTGACTATTTCAAAGTCACTGACACGGCCGTCCATATCGTTAACGTTTCCGCTACCTCTACTAGACACGCCAAGTTTAACACCACTCTGCAACATGGTAGTTACTAACTGACCCATTGGAGTTGGTAGAATCTTTAATTTACCGAAGCCGTTAGCTCCGTCCATCCACATAGATGTAATCATATGTGATACACGGTCTAAGTTAATCTTTAAATCGTCTGGGTGATCTACTTCACCTAAAACTGAGTAGCCACCTGTGATTTGTTCGTTGAGAGTATTAACGGCTGATTCGATTTCAGAAACGGGGTAAACACGCTCGTTGGCGTTTTTTACCCCACCCTGAATGAAAATCCCTTTCATATATAGGGATTTTCCGTTGCCGTCATCTGACGATTCAACCACCATACCGGCTCGGTCAAATGTCAAATGCTCTTTGAGATACAAAGCCATTGCTCTCAGATTCCTTAGATACGTTTCTTAACTATCTTGCGTGACTCAGAGACTGGACTCTTTGTGTTTACGCCAGAAGCTTGAGACTTAGTTGGGACTGGAGCCTTTTCTAAATCTTGTGTCTTTTGTGCAGGAGCATTCTTGAACTGTCCTGCGCCTTTAACTTGTGTCTCGCCCTTAGAACCGTAGTTGCTAGGAGCTTTAGGGCTGTTAGGAACAGATTCTGATTGACCACTGAATTTGACTGGCTTAGAATCCATACCAGCTTGACCGCTGTTTTGTAGGCTTGGGCTCTTTGTTTGAGCACCGTTGTCACCCATCTTACCGTATGAATTGTATGTTTGTCCACCAATTTGTTTTAGTTGAATAGCTTCCATAACTGATTCTTCTAAATCATCATCTTCTTCATCGATTTCTTCGGCTTCCATCATTTCTTCGTCACCGCCAAAATCTTCTTCGTCACCCATGTCGTCATCGCCCATGTCGTCATCGCCCATGTTATCGCCGCCCATGATTTCTTCAAATTCGGCCATTAATTGGTCTAGCTTATCTTCAATACGAATAACTGCATCTTCAACTTCGCCGGCTTCATCATCACCAACGTCATCTGCGTCAATGTCAATTATTTCGTCATCGCCTTCACCGTCATCAGCATCGAATTCCATTTCTTCGTCAGCTTCTGTCATACCGCCGGCTTCTTCAGCATTGATTTCATCCATCAAATCACCGACTTGACCAACCATGCCGCCTTCGCCCATCATCTCGTCGTCCATAATAGACTCATAGATTTCACGTGATTTCTCTACCACGATATCGTGAAATAATTCACGTGCTTGTTCTTCGTTCTCATTGATAATCAAATCAATAAGTTTTTCAAATTTTTTGTTATCCATTGTTTGTCTCCTGAATAGAATGGCTTTGTAATAATTATTTAGTGGGTATCATAAAAAAGAGCACAATAAGTGCTCATTTTTTGCGTTTTTACTTGAGATATACTAAATCACACTGCCGGGGCTCCGTCCGCCTCCGGTTTTGGTCCATATTGTATATGGACTTTCTTCAGATGTTGCTTCTTTTCATAGTTGCGAACATCCATCATCTTACGCAATTTACGTATTTGCTTTAACGTAAGTTTAGTTTTTCTTGATTGTTTCCATTCCGGTTTGCTGTTATCTTGATTTACATCTTGATAACCTGCTATCGGCGGATCGAACATTTCCATTAGTTTCATAGTATAGTATTTATCTTATGCTGTTAAGCCGCCACCGGCGCTTGGTCCACTTGGCATTGCGCCTGGTGATGATTGTACAGGACCTGCTACATCAGGAGCTATTGCTTCTCCCTCAGGGTTTTCAGGTTCACTCATCTCTTCACCTGTTTGTTCATCAGTTTCAATATCACCTACACTTACGCCAACGTTTCGTAAATCTTGACCTTCTGGTTTGTCATCTTCAGTCTCATTGTTTTCTTCACGCCATAGTTCTTCGTTTTTAGTAATTTCTTCTTCAGTCAATCCTAAGAATCGTTCTAGTGCAAAACGTTTAGCAATATAAGGGAACGCTTCCATGCTAGTAAATGTGCCAACACGTGCATTGTCTAGTTCACTTTGACGATAGGCCGCAAAGTTCTGTGGTGGGTTGAACTTTAACTGGAACAATCCACTATCAATGTTTAATCCTCTCCAACGCAAGAATAACTTGAATTCCTCATCAAGTTTCAGTGCAACATAGCTTTGTAAACGTTCGCAATATTGATTGAAACGAAACTCTTGAATCATAGCAGTACCAACACGACCGTCACTCATAGGAGTAACATTATCATCAGGACCTGTAGGAAGATAGCTACTTGGCACACGTAAACCACGTGCTAATCTGTTGTTAAAGTAGCGCAAGTCATCAATCTCGCCCAAGTTTTGACCACCGGGAAGGACTTCAACACTTGATCCTCTCCCGTCAGCAGTGACAGGGAAGAAGTAATCTTCGTTCATTGATAATGGGTTGTATGATGCATCAACTATACTAGAACCACCATATATGCTTGGAATTCTACGTTGATGAATCTCGTTCTTAATACGTTCAACAAATGCCATAGCCATGTGACTTGGCATGTTACCAACGTCAATCTTAAACATTCTACGTTCAGGAGCACGTTGTACACGATAGATAAGAAC